AAAAACATCAGGCCTCCTTACCGGGTTTCTGGCTCAGCATGCGTGAGACCCCATACGACCAGCCAAGACACAGACTGCCAGAGACAATAAACCCCGCCGCGGGTAACAGCAGCCACGCGCCGTAAGACAGCAGACCGCCGCCTGCCAGCCCGACCAGCAGGGCCGTCATCATTAATATTTTCATAAAAAACCTCAGAGTGAGCGCAGGCCCCGGCTCATCAGGACATCAGACAGGCTTTCTTGTTGCTCACCGCCATTGACCAGTAACCGGCTCAGGGCAGTAAACAGGGCAAAAGGACCGTCTATCTTGGCCTCGGGCGTGGATTTGTTGGGGAAGATATTATCGTTTTTGTCCGGTTTGACGGTGACGTTACTCATCATCCAGTTCATCACCGGGTGGGCGTTATGGTGGAATTTACCGCTGTAGACCATCGCCTCCAGTGATTTCATGGCTTCCGACAGGTTGCGTACCGTCTGGGCGACTTCAACCAAAGGCAGGCCCTCTTCGGCCAGTGCCAGACTGAACTGCGTCGCACTCCACGGGTCAAAGCCGATTTCTTTCAGGTTCTCACCGCTGATCCAGTGCTGTAATTCTTCTTTTATCTGTCCATGGTCCACCACTTCGCCATCGGTCAGGGTGAGGACGTCCATCTCAGCCCACTTGCGGTACAGTTCCGCCATCTGCCGGGAACAGCGCTCAATACGCCCTTCCGGCAGCCAGAACTTAAAGTCAGCGTGCACCTGCCCGTTATTGCCCTGCCACACTTTCACGGCCGCACAGATATCAATCTTGTTCGCCAAATCCACCCCGACCCACATCGGGTAGGTTTTCAGTTCATGCGGCGGTGCCAGAGGGGGACAGTCATCCCATTTAAGCATGTCCATCCAGGCAGATTCCGCCGTCACCCACAGGTTCATGTGCTTGGTGAAGAAGTTATGCCGGGCAGACACCTGTTCTTTGGCTTTTTTCGCCAGCCGCCTTAAATCATCCCAGCGCTTGCAAATCCCCAGACCGGGATTGGCTTTCTGCCACACGGTTTCATCAAACGGGTCATCGTCTTTGTCCAGCGTGTAAATCAGGGCAAAAAAAGTGTCATCCGGGACCTGTCCGCGCAATACCTTCACGGCATAGTCGCGCAGCTCGTAACAAATCCCTTCCTTGTTAAAGCCGGCTGTGGTGATACCAAACAACAGGGACTGCAACCGGGCGCCGGTGGCCGTTTCCAGTACGTCCCAGACATCGCGGGTCTTGTGCGCATGCAGCTCATCGACAATACCACAGTGAATATTGAGACCATCCAGGTTATTGGCATCACTGGACAGCGGCTCAAACTTGGACGCCGATTGTTCCTGATAAATCGCCAGTTTGTTAAACTCAAACAGCCGCCCTAATGTGGGTCTGGCCTGCTTGATCATGTTCTTCGCATCCTCAAACACGATACGGGCCTGATCGCGGGTGGTGGCCGCAGAATACACCTCGGCCCCGCCTTCACTGTCCGCCCCGGTCATGTACAGCCCGATACCCGATGACAGGGTCGATTTGGCGTTTTTACGCGCGACCTCGTTATAGGCCGTACGAAAACGGCGCACCATCACCGGCCGCCCGCTGCCGTTATTGCGCAGCACCACTTCCCCGGTGGCCTCATTCACCAGCGGACGCACAAAGCCAAACAGGTTAATCAGAATGAAAATATGCCAGTCCATCAGTTCAATGGGCTTGCCTGTCAGTGCCCCTTTGACATGAGGCACGAATTTGTAAAAGTTCAGAATATGCTGAGCGCGGGGTTCGCTGAAATAAATGCCGCGGGATTCGCCGGTTTTCAGGTCATCAAGGAAACGCTGACAGGCGAGGGTGACCAGTTCACCGGTGACAATCTCGCCCGCCACCACCCGTTCAGCGTAGCGGATGCCATCGGTGACTTTTGCCATGTCAGTCTCTCATTTGTAAAAATTCAGTCAAAGGATCGGCTTTGTCGTCCCCGGCCATGTTGACCTTAGCCCGGCTGGAGGGCGACATACCGAACGCACTCAGCATGGTGTGAATGCGTTTCCACGCATCAGCTTTCATGCCTGCTGCCGGGTGCGCTTTAATGAGACCCTGATCGGTCCGGTAGGTGTACCCCTCATTCTCTAAGGTGTCGCAGTGCGTCCGGTATTCGACGTAGGCTTCGATCAGCAATTCCAGGGCTTTGGCATCAAGGCGGGTCAGGACACCGACTTTATCCAGTTCTCCGGCGATCCGCTCATGCCAATACCGGCCCATTTTCCCGAAATGTTTAGGGACAGCAGGGACCCCTTTTTCTGGCATCGGTTCATTCGCGTTAATCGGGCGTTTTGATGGGTTTCCCCTCACCAAACGCAGGTGAGTCGGGGTTGGCGGTCGTCCTGCCATGTGATATCTCCGGTAAAATGGGGCTGTTGGGGCGCCCCAAAAAAAGGTTTGCATTTCGCGGCGATCTGAAAAGAGGCAAGGCGGCGGTCCTTAAGGGTGAGAGTGGCAGGGATTTGACCTCCCCTCCCCTTGTGTAACTCTCTCATCTGACAGGGTTATATCTTGAAATTAAAGAGGGGTATCTCTGCCTCAATGCAGTCTCTCCGTGGCTGTCTTACGTTTATGGCAAGACCAACACAATAATTGCAAATTTGATAGTTCATCGGTGCCACCGTGTGCCTTTGGCTTAATATGGTCAACCGTTGTCCCTGTGATAGCCCTTCCCTCACGTAAGCATTGCTGGCACAGGTGCCTGTCACGTTGCTTGACTCTGGCGCGTAACTTATCCCATTGGCTGCCATAACCTCGCTCATGTCGGCTCTTGCCTTGTTGGTGATATTGCCAGCCCGTGTGCAAATGGTCAGTGCAGTAGCCGCTGCGGTCGGTGGTGGTCTTCGGGCAGCCTGGCTTGCGGCAAGCCCGGGGAATACGGGGTGGCATAGTCTCACCTCATTTAGCATAATCAACTGCGCTGGTTGATATAATCCCGATGAATCTTGACATCAACGAAGCCCAAAACTTACACAAAACTCTATCAAGCACCCGTTTTAGGATGGTTTTCAGGATATTGTAAAATCACCGTTCACATCTGTGCATTGCTGACTACTACATACGCACGTTTAACACGCTTTGATTTCTTCATCTGAAAACTACCGCCGATTCCGTCATCGAACCACTCACCACCTGATGATTGGCGCTGCCTACGGCGGGATTCCTTCGCTGATATTTTCTTTTTCATTCTTTCACCCATAAAATGAGGATGCTTTGTGGAATTTTATAAAGTCACTGTTTTTGTCTTGATTACCGTTCCGTGTTTCACGATGAATTCGCCCACCTTCTGGCGATCAGGTTCAGTATTGAATGTTAGAGCAAGCAGACTGAGAGTATTTAGATAAGCTGGCACCCACCATTTCATACTGACTGCTGTTTCGAAACTGGTAGGGGTTGATTCATGTTGCTGTTTGGTCATTTTTTCTTTGGCTTCTCCGTTGAATACTTACTCGCCCATGCCTTAGCGATACTCAGACAATCATCAAACAGCTTGCCCTTTCTGCTGGCTGATCCAGAACGGCGATAATGTTCAACTGCTCGGTCACTCGCCATCCCTGCGATAGATGAAGAAAAGCCGAGTTTGGTTAACTCGGCCTGTACGTTCTTTTCGATAAATTGTTCGTGGTTCATGCGGGTTCTCCCTCATCGGGGAACTCATCAAGGCCGGGTAATGTAAGCTGTGATAATTCGAGAATGGCTTTCTCGGCCTTGCGAATCTTCTTGAGGTGACGTTTACGCAGGTTCATCAAATCACTACCTTTGCGACCGAAGTTTTCATATGACCACTTATTGGCAGTAACCAGACGATTTTGCATTTCACCGATGGTTAGTTCTTTGAGGCTCTCCATATCCATCAAGGACAAATCTCGTGGCTGGCTTTCCTTTTCTATTAAATCCAGCACCCATTTACGTAGTTCCTTTGCAACAGGAGTGTCAGCCAGCATTCCCAACAGATAAAGACCACGAAGTGAAAATATACGAACTTTTGTCCTCAAATTGCTGTAAGTGTTTGATTCTTTCGAGGTCACTGTTGTAATGACCTCGGTCATGGCTGGAGTAAACTCATCAGAATTAGCGTTATACAAATTGGTTATTGACTTGGTTTTAGAGTAATCAAGCAATTGTGCAACCTGCTTGCCGGTAAACCAGATCTTCCCGTCACCATTATCAAAAGGGATAACTTCTTTTTCTTTGAAGGTTAATACTGTACTCACGATGCTTATTCCTTACTTAGGTAATGAACCTTTGCCGCAATAGGAGATCAGCCCATCGAGTAGCATCAGTTTTAGCTGATTCCTCAAAGGCTCATTCCTAAATAAAGGCTCGATGTTTAGATTGGCGCTGCGGTGCGCGTTAGATACAAAAATGCCACCAGCCCGTGTGCGTTGGGTACGCGGTGGGAACGGGTGGCGGCATGCGTTATTCCTGTAGCCACTCAGGGAGTGGACAGAGGAATAAAAAAGCCCCTGATTATTCAGAGGCTCGTTGGCATTCAGTTTTAATGTAATCCTGCAAGTACTTAGTCTGTCGTTCGTTCTCCGCCATCATTTCTCTGAGACGGTAATAATCTTGTCGAGCTGGTTCGGTAAGTTGTGGGGTTCCTGCATTGACCACGCCGCCGGAGGAAGTGGTTTCAGACACGGGAC